TGGTTGCCCGCGTCTTAAGACAAATCAATACTGAATCTGGTGGTAATCCCAATGCAATTGGTGGGACTGATGGTTTATCTGATGGACGTGCCATGGGATTAATGCAAGTTAAGCCAGGTACTTTTAGAGCTTATGGACGAAAAGGTGGTAAATGGGATAATGGATATGATTCTATTTACGCTGGATTAAATTATGCTAAGCACCGGTATGGACCATCATTAAGCTTCCTTGGACAAGGACATGGTTACGCTAATGGCGGAATTGCTAATACTCCATCTATCTTTGGTGAAGCAGGACCTGAAATGGCTATTCCGTTAAGTGTAACTCGGTCGGACAGAGCTAAGCAATTGTTAGGCGAGACAGCGATTCGTTTAGCTAAAACCGATCCGGAAAAGTTAGCAGAATCTCAGCCTAATGATGCAAGTCGTGTAAGTGATAAAAAGTTATATGACCGGATAGATGCAATGAGTAACATGATGGCTAAGATGATTATGCTGCTTAAAGAACAAATCACGACTACAAAACAGACCGCTTTTGATAAACGTCATTTATATAGAACAGAGAGCCTAGACCAAATCATATCTGATTATCAATCACTGTAAAGGAGGGGTTTCGTGGTTCCTAAATTATATTTGAAAACGGAGAGTTCGGATGAAGTAGATGTATCAAAAGCCATTAAAGGGCTGATATATCTAGGAGATGACGAATCGCCAACCATTGCTTCAACTTATCAACAAAACGTTAGTAAGGACGGGCAAATATTACAATCCCTTAGTTACGATAAGAATGTAATCAATGCTAAGTTTGGGCTGCGTTTTGGCAATTGGTATGACTTTAAATTAGCCAAGCATGAAATTTATAAATTGTTTAGTCAAAGGGAAGTTATGAGGATTAGGACGGATGCCGAACCTGCAATTGTTAAATATGTGGTCCCCGCCACTTTTGATGTTACTCCGATTGAAGAAGGCAGTAATACGGCAGTATTTACTATCCCTTTTGAAAACCCTAGTGGATATAAGTACTCCTTATTGCGCTCGGATAGCTTATATACGTTCGACGAGGATGGCTGGCAGTTCGGGATGAACTTGCCTTCGGAGGATTTGGTTTATACGCATAGTGAGCCGACTTTTAAAATCTATAATGCTTCTGATATTAAAATTGATCCATACTACCAGAATCATGATTTAGTGATTAAGTTAAATTTTGAAGGGCAGTCTATAACGATTACCAATAAGACGACTAACACGTCTTGGTCTTATAACAAGCCAGCCAAAAAGGCTGATAATATTGTTTTGAACCAGCTATCGACTACGTTAAATGGAGAACCTGCAAGTGTTAATACTGATTATGGTAACCTAACACTTGCTACAGGCTGGAATGACATATCAGTTACTGGTGCAACTGATTTTACTGTCACATTTAGCTTCCCATTTATTTATCTTGGGTAACAGGGTGATTTTAGTTAGGGGTCTACATAGCACCAATGTAGAGCCGCTAACAACCTTTATGGCTGACTCTGTGCAAGCCACTTGGGAAAAGAACAATACCTATCAGCTAGCGTTTACGGCTTATTTAGCTGATAACGCACTAGCCTTTGAGATGCTGGATACGGAAGCAAGCGTATTTTTTGACGGTGAAGAATACATCATTAAGCAATCTTCGGTCGAAGCTCAAGAGGGCTTTATTACTAAGCAAATTACAGCTACTCATGTATACAACGAACTTGTTCGAATCCGGCAACGTAATGCAAACACAGGTACTAAGACGTACAGTGTCGATGATGTACTAAGTTACTATTTGAAGGGTAATCAGTTAGGATTTACATGGGAGGTCCACGGTAATTTTGATAAGCAACAGATTACTGATTTGGGTGGTGGTAGCGCCAAAGATGGATTGAGTAAGATTATTGATACATGGCCGAATGCAGTAATTTACCCAACTAGAAAAGTAATTCGTGTTTATGAAATTGAAAGCTTCCGCAAGTATTTAGGTGGCCGGATTGACTATTTACACGACACTAGCGATGTGCAACTAGAGAGTGACTCGACTGAAATTGTTAATCAGGTAATGGCCATTGGAAAAGAGAAGGACGGAGGGGATTCAGATAAACCAGCGTACTACTTTGATCCATTTCTAGTTACTAATCAGGATTCTGTTAATAAGTGGGGATTACATCCTGGCGAGGACGTTTCGGATGATCGGTTTACGGACAAGGCGGCAATGGAGAAATACGTGTTATCACAAATGACAGCAGAGCCTAGCTTGTCGATCACAATCACAAGCGAGGTTAATGCGAAGCCAACTGCTGGTGAGGTTATGCGGCTGGAAGTGCGACCAATGACTTTTGTTACAAATGTTGAGGTAGTTGGCTATACTTGGTACCCGTTTAGTAAAACACAGCCTAATTCAATCACGTTGAACAACAGCGCACGGACAATTCTTGATTATCAAAAACGGAATAATAGCAGCTTAGCCAAAGTGATTAGAAATCAGAAGAATAGCGTTAAAGAAATTAATAATGCTACTAGCATGGCTAGCAGAGCTTACAGTTCCAGCGTTTACGGAGAGGTGATCGGTGAAAGTGAGTACTAAAATTATACAGTTAAAAGCGCGTGCTGATTATCCGGATTTGGATTTGGTTAAAGGAGAATCTTATTATCCAGCCACCTCGGCAGATGCGGTAAAAGGGTTGGATAAAGTTGTTGATGGTAAGGTTGTCAAATATGATCCTGCTACTGAAACTGCGGATGGATTGATGAGTAGCAGCGACAAGAAAAAACTAAATAAATTGAAGGAAGAGCCTTTGAGTGAACTGGAATTAAAGTCACCGAATGGCTCTATTTTTGTAGTTTCGGTTGATGATGATGGAAAACTAAGTGCTAAAGCAAAAGGAGGCTCATAGATGGATTTTAAATTAAAAACGGATGATTTGAGCCCGGGTTTAGGAAGAGATTTTAGGGATGATTTGATTGATAACTTTACAAATACCCAAGAAGCAATCAATAAAATCATTAATCGGTTAGATTCTAATGACACAAGTGATTTTGTCCGCAAGGAAGATTTAGAAAGTATGCTTCATAAACTACGCGACAAGATTGATGATGATAACAAAGAACTGAAAGAGCGAATCAATCGCATCCTGTTGGGGACCGACGTGGAATCCATCGAGATTGTAGTAACTCAAATATTAAAACAGCGGGGAGTGATTGATTAATGGAAGTTATGACATTTAACATCGACAAGGATCGGCGAAATCTGGTCGATGATAAGCAGAATTATAACATCGATTTCCACGATTCAAAGTATAACTGGCTACAGGCACGTCAATACGAAGAAAGTATGCGACAAGTGGAAGTCCACGTAGTGCACGGTGATGGTTCACCGGTTGATTTGACCGGGGTGAATCCAGTTTTTGAAGGGTGGTTGCCAGAGGGATTATATCGAATTATCGATGCTAAGCATTCAGTAATGGTTGATGCGCAAAATGGTATTTTTCGATTTGACTTCCCAGCACCAGCCTTTCAGATTGCGGGTTCATACAAGCAAGCATTTTTCCGTTTAATGAAAGACGGGAAGAGTGTTACGACTCTAGAATTCAGTTTGGATGTTATGGCCGATAAGGTTATTTCCGGATTAGTGCCATCGGATTATATAACTCCGTTCGAAGATTTATATAACAATCTTAAAGACTACGTTACTAAGTCTAACGGTGACTTTGATACCGCAATGACACAATGGAAGAAAGATGTAGCCGATTTAATCACTGAGCTTAATGCTGACGTTAGTGGTATTAACCTGACGATTACCGAGATTAAGACACAACTTTCAGCGCTCGAGGATAAGATTAAAGCTGATGGACTTTTTACCAAAGCTGATTTTGATAAATTTATGAGCGACATTAACGATCAGTTGGCACTGATGGCTTCGAAAGACGAGCTCGGAAAATTGAAAGAACGAGTGGACAACAGTTATCTAGAAGCATTAACGCTATCTATGACCTATAATCCAAACGATACTACT